CAGGATACAAGAAGCACACGTACGACCTGCCGGACCGATACAAACAGGGACGGTCCTACTACAACGGGGACATGCTGGACTACTACCACGTCGGGGTCGTCACCAAGGTCAACCCGCTGAACATCACGCACATGACCAGCCCGCACATGATGGTGGATACCACACTGAAAGGCGGATGGAACTACCACGGGAAAGCAAAGCCCATCGTAAACGCCGTGACGAGCGGAAGCAAGCCGACGGAAACGACCAAGCCTGTGATCGACCCTCCGAAGGACACAGCGACAACAGGAAGCGAGGCGGTCGTAGTGTCCGACAACGGCCTGCCGGTGAAGATGCGGGAGTATCCGAGCACCAGCTGCCGGACATGGGTCAAGCTGACAGTCGGGACAAAAGTCACGATTGTTGACCCAGGCGAAGACTGGGCGAAAATCAACGGCGGCGGAAAGAAGGGCTGGTACATGATGGCAAAGTTCCTCGACGTGGTCGGGGACGGAAAAGGAAAGTATTAAGGGGTGAGAACGATGGAAGAAAAGAAGTCGATGTTGCTGGAGGGGCTGTTGCCAGTAGATGTGTGGAATGCAATCATCGTTCTGCTCATCCTGTTCGGTGTGGCAATCGCTCTTCTGAAGGGCATCGCATTTATCCGGGAAGAAATACAGAAAAACAAGGACCGAAAGAAGATCAACACCAAGGATATCACGGACGAAATTGCGGACAAGGTGTTTGAAAAAGTGAAGCCGCAAATCGACGAGAAGTTTAAGGAATTCAGCGACAGCTTCGACAAGAAGTTTGACGAGATCGACAGCAAACTTTCCGCGGACAAGGAGGAACTGAAGTCACACACAACCCAGCTGAACGACCATGAGGACAGAGTGAGCAGGCTGGAAGGCGGGGACAGATCGTTGTGCCAAGGCATGCTCGCTCTGCTGGAACAGAACCCAAGCCTGACAAAGCAGACACACGCCATGCAGAACTACCTGATATCAGGGAAGTACAATGAGGAGGACTGGAAATGACAATTGACCTGACTCAGATTATCCTGGCAATCATCACACTCATCAGCGGAATCATCGCAAGGTATGTGATCCCGTGGCTGAAGAACAAACTGACAGACCATCAGTACGAGGTGTTCAACGGACTTGTCCGGACCGGCGTATACGCTGCGGAACAACTTTTCACGAGTGCACAGTGGAAGGAGAAGAAGGCGTATGTGGTCAATCTCCTCAAAGAGAACGGCTATTCTGTTGATGAAACTGCCGTAGACGCACTGATCGAGGCGACAGTCCGTGAACTGCGGATTGAGCAGGGACAGGGGCCGAAGAGTTCGGAGGCGGAAGGATGAGCGAAAAGAACGCCCAGCTGTACGTGGATAATGACGGCAACCTGCAAAGCGCAGACCTTCCAGAACCGGAAGACAAGTGCCTGACCTGCGACAAGAAGCACACGGCGTGCGTATCATTCCTGTCCCACGAGAACGCCATGATGCACAAGGACATGGATAACGAGCGGTCACACAGGCAGACACTGTTCGTGTGCCTGACCGTTATCATCCTGACACTGATTTTTGTTATCTCCTACACGTTCCGGATGAACTCATTCATTGACGTTATCAAACAGCTGACCGCCGATATTGTGGAGATTGCCCGTGCCAAAGGCATCCCCGCACCCTGAGTATACAAACGCTCAGATCAAGGCGCTTATCATGGATGTAATCCATGATAAAACCGACCGCAGGATGCTGTATTTCCGGCTGGTGGACGGCGACACCATAGCGGAGATTGCCTCCAAAGTAAACCTCGACGACAAAACCGTCTGGAGACGGTTGCGTAAGGGTGAGCGAGAATTGTTCCGCCACCTACCCGGCTGAGGAAGCCGGGTTTTTTTGTGCCGTAAGTGTCCATAAAACGCCCGAAAGAATACGGACTCCTGACATCGTCAGAAGTCCTTTTTTATTGGACAATAAAGGCAGAAGGGAGGAATCCTGATGGACGCAATACTTATGTATCCCAAGCGGTGCAGAAGGTCAATCCGCACAATCGTGAACGAGGTCGGGACGAGCGTCGAGACGGCATACGCGATGCTTCTGATGACAGCCACGCTGATGGATCTGCAACCGTATGACGACGAGGTCGTACATATCATCCTTCAGGACTGCGGAATCGAGGACGGCGACTGATGTGGGTTCGGGCGAACCCGAACCCGTGCAGGCAGGAAGAACCGGACTGCGTCGTCCGGGCGATTGCCATCGCGACGGGACAGAGTTGGGACACGGTCCACTGGGATCTGTGCCGCCTGAGCCATGAGCGATGCACGATGCCGAGCGTGAACTGGCTGTGGGAACTGTACCTGAAACGGTACGGGTTTGAGAAGTTCCTGCTGCCGGAGACATGCCCGACATGCACGACGGTCCGGGATTTCTGCAAGAGATTCCCGAAGGGGACATATATCATCGGAACAGGAACGCACGCGGTCGCCTGCATCGACGGCGACTATCTGGACGCATGGGACAGCGGCGGCGAAGTGGGGACATACTTCTTTAGAAAGAGAGGAACAAAACATGCCTAATTATCCGGTACCTTATCAGAACAGTTGGAACTACGGCGGGGTTGGACAGCAGATGTACCCGCAGTATCAGCAACAGAGCATGATGCAACAGCCGCAACAGGTGGCGTCAGCAGTTCAGCAGGGCGACCACGGCCTGAAGTGGGTGGACGGCGAGGTCGGCGCAAAGGCGTACCAGATGCCCGCCGGATGGCCGCCGAACACGCCGATCGCCCTGTGGGACACGAACGATACGGTGATTTATCTGAAGTCCGTGAACCCGATGGGCATGCCGAACCCGCTTCAGAAGGCGCACTATAAACTGGAGAACTACCAGAGCGTAAGTCCCATGAAGAGCGGGGACGCAGAGCCGATTCCGGTTCACGACATGAGCGAGTACGTGAAGAAGACAGACCTGGAGAAGATGAAGCAGGATCTGATGGACACGATCGGGAGCATGGGAAGCAACGGAACCGGCGTGAAGAGGACGAGCGCGAAAGGGGAGTAAGCGATGAACCCGTTTCAGGCAATTATGGGCGGTTCCATGCCCATGCAGACGGCGGCAGGACAAACAGGTCAGCCAATGATGGGCGGGCCGTTTGGGGCCTTGCAGGGCGTTATGCAACGTGCCCAACAGATGGCACAGAGATTTGGAAATCCGCAGCAGATGGTGCAGCAGTATTTCCCAGACGCCCCGGCAGAAGCACAGAGCGATCCGAACCAACTGCTCGGCTGGCTTCAGCAGACCGGGAAGGTCACGCCGCAGATGGTGCAGATGGCCCGGCAGATGATGGGAAGGTAAATACATATAAGTACAGATATATGAAACCGACGGGTTTCGTATAAGTACGGATATACAAAATTGATTCTTTTCGTCGAGTGCGCATAGACGATCAAGGATAAATCAAATACGAAAGGAATCAACGATTATGACAAGTGAAGGAACTCAGATGTATATGCCCGTCGCTCCGGCCTACGGCACTGGCAACGGCGGTATGGACGGCTTCGGCTTCGGCGGAGGCTGGTGGCTGATCCTGCTGCTGATCTGCCTCGGCGGATGGAACAACGGTTTCGGCGGCGGGTTCGGCGGTGGCAACGGAGCCTTCCCGTGGATCATGAACGGTCAGGCTCAGGGGTACAGCGACGTACAGCGCGGGTTTGATCAGAACGCCATCATGACCGGTCTGAGCGGCATCCAAGGCGCCGTAACCTCCGGTTTCGGCGACGTGCAGACGGCGCTGTGCGGCGGGTTTGCCGGTGTGAACGCCGGTATCGCCAACGGCTTTGCCCAGGCGGAGATCGCCAACAACGCACGGCAGATCGCCGACATGCAGCAGAACTTCGGTATTCAGACGGCTATCTCCGACTGTTGCTGCAAGACGCAGAGCGGACTTGGCGACGTGAAGTACACTATCGCGACGGAAGCGTGCAACACCCGCGCAGCGAACACGGCCAATACGCAGGCGATCCTCGACAAACTTTGTCAGCTGGAACTTGACGGCGTCAAGAGTGAACTGGCCAATGCCAACAACACGATCAACCAGCTTCGGACTCAGCTGCTTGTGAGCAACAATGAGGCTTCCCAGGTCGCTCAGACTGCCGCGATTCTCGCCGGTCAGAACGCCGAGGTGGACGCCCTGTACAATCGGCTAAACTCCTGCCCCGTTCCAACAACTCCGGTGTACGGCAGGACTCCAATCTTCACCTGCGGTAACGGCGGGTGCGGTTGCGGAATGGCCGCGTAAGAGGTGAGTGATATGGCTGCTGAGTATCTTGCAAATCCGGTGCAGGTTGTCGATCTAAACACGCCTGTTATCCTGGATGCATCTATCCCGTGCAATCGTGGTTACGTTTATCATGAGGACGGCACCGGGGTTTTTCTCCTGCGCGGTATCACAAACGGCCAGTGCTTTGCAACTTATCAGGTGGTTTTTAACGGAAACATTGCCCTTCCGACGGAAGCGACGGACGTTGTTCCGATTGCCATTGCAATCGCTATCAACGGAGAACCTCGCCTTACAAGCAGGGCGGTTTACACGCCTGCCGACGTGGATGAGTACGGCAATGTGACAAGTACGTGTATTGTGAAGGTTCCGAAAGGATGCTGCTTCAGTATGAGCGTTGACGCGGTCAGCGGCATTACAGCCGATCCGACCCTGACTCCCGCTCCTGTGATCAACGTCCAGAACGCGAACCTCGTGATTGACAGAATCGCCTGAGAAAGGAGGAAGCACAATGAAACGCTATGAAAACATTGACGATGCCCTTTGCCGTGAGATGGATAAACTGGATAAGAAGTATGCAAATGATACGGAAATGACACGGCAGGACTTGGAAATGATCAGGCTTTTGTACAGCGCTATGCTGAAGGCACAGACCATTGAAGCGATGGATGAGGAACGTGGATGGGAAGACGAGGACATGGAAGGATCCGGCCGCCGCGGAAATGACGGCAGGATGTATTCCGGGCGCTCATACCGCCGTGGACGGGATTCCATGGGACGGTATACCAGCAGGGATATGGACGGTTATTCCGGACATTATCCGGAGTACATGCCCCAGTATTACCCCAGGTATTAATGGAAAAGGCCCGCTGACGCGGGTCTTTTTTTTCTGCCTATATGGACCGGATGAGTTCACGGACAGCCCACTCGGACAGGATCAGGCCGATGAATCGGTCGAGCGGTACGCCGCGCCTGTCGGCGGATTCGACAAGGAGATCCAGCGTGGCCTTCGGAATGTTCAGCCCGGTATTGGCGGGATTGCTCAGGAAGATTTCCTCCAGCCGTTCCGCACAAATCTCATCCGGTGTGTAGATGTCGTGCATGGCGGCAAACGTATTTGACTCCTCAAAACACTCAGTGTTTTCTCCGAGCAGTCCGTAGATTGCTTCGCATATTTCACCGTACAGGGAATAATATGGGGTATCTGCGTAACCAATCTCCCTGAGCGTCTTCTCTACGTGCAGGGAGTCACGTCCTGCCTTGATAAGGTGCGTAAGTATATTTTTAATGTTCATGTCAGAATCCTTTCATACGAAATCTAAAGATGTAAAGATAGTACCAACCGGAACCGTTTTCAAAGAATAGAAAATTATTCGATATAATTACATTATCATTTGACGATTTGTACGCAGTGTAACTGACAAGCCCCAGGGGAGTGGTATGGGGTAAACCTACTCCCCTGCCGGTGGAGCAGTATATTGTACGCAAAAAAAAATACAAATAAGTTTCCCCTATGTAAACAGTAAAAATCTGAGGCATGTAAACAGTAGTGTAAACAGTCCATTACGATTTATCACGATTTAATACAATTTGTAGTTTTTATACTACAGCATAAGAAAACCCGCAATCCCTTACAGATTGCGGGTTTCGAGCGGAGAAGCCGGGATTTGAACCCGGGCTGCCATCACTGACACTACTCCCTTAGCAGGGTAACAGGGAATGCAGGAAAATCAATGGGTGCAACGTTTCGTGTAAGCAGTAAGTAAACAGTAAATATCATGCCTGTTTTTGTTCGTCGTCAGCAGTAGGTTTGGCCATGGTATTGACGCCCTCCAGGGCATCGGAGGTATCCGGATGGGCATAATGATCGAGCATTCGTACTGTGCTCCATCGCATGATTTTCTTGATCGTTTGCGGTGCAACATTTTTGTCAACGGCCAGGGCTGTTGCCGTCGTGTGACGGCAGGAATACGGCGGGAGATCCCGGCAACCATTCTCATTAAGAAGCGCATGGTAGTTTGCATACCATCTTTCTTCATTACGTGCCCAAATGTATCCGGACGGCATTGCAGTAGAAATCAGATCCTCTACGACAGGAAGGATACAGTCAGCAAGAACGACTGGAGTGCGCTTTCTTATCTTTGTCTTTAAACCTGCACGGATGATGATTCGTTCGTCCAAATGAATGTTTTCTACCTTGAGATTCATCAGTTCACCGGGCATCATGCCGGTGTAGATCATCAGCAGGTGGACGGCAGCACGGCGGTCGCCATTATCGTACGCCCGCCAGATTTTCTTCTGCTCGTCCGCATTGAACGGGATCGGTTCGGATGGTTCGTGTTCCGGAAGCGTAATGAACGACGGCAAATCCCGGACGACCTGTTTCTCGGCAGCTGCAATCTCAAACAGATTGGACAGAAGAGACTTGCAGTCTTTTGCCGGGTCGAAGGTCGGACAGGATTCGTCAATGGTACGCTGAAGCAGGTCAACGGTCAATGCGTCCACACGAACGTCATGGATGGGCGTGAGTTTTTTCCATGCGGTTCTGTATCCGGATTGTTTTCCCTTGGATATTTTCAGCATGGGACCTTCAGAGTATGTTTTCCAGTAGGCAGAGAGGCGCGGTGCTTCAGCTGGTTTTTCCACACCACCAGCATGCAAAACCGGACAGTAGGCAATTGCGTCTGCCTTTGACGCAAACCCACCACGGGTTCTTCGGATTGGTTTCTTTGGCTTTGACGGATCTGTGTCGGATATCCAGTCAACAGTCACACAGGCAGTCCAGGTCCTTCCTCTTTTATAAGCACAGCCCATGCCGTTTCCTCGCACCTTGACAGCCTTCCGTTTCTGTACAGACAGTTTCTTCCCGCAGTAATTGCAGAAAACAGAACCGTCCGGAACAGTCTTTCCGCATTTCGGGCAGGTCATACGTGCTCACCAAATTCAATTCGTTCGTTTGCAAATGCCTGTGCGATCCGGATGAGAACACGGATATCATCCTGGTTCAGATACCGAACCTTGTCAAACAGAACACGCAACTTCGGCTGGTTCTTGATGGCGTCTGCAATCTCCGTAACCAGGTCGTCACTGTTGCCTGCCTCGCTGACAGAAATCAGAGAACTAAGCGGCACATGCAAAGTATCTGCGATTGCACGAATGTTTTCCAACGTCGGCATCCTGTCCCCACGTTCCCAAGCAGAAACCGATGCTTGATTTGAGTTGAGAACCTTTGCAAATTGTTCCTGTGTATACCCCCTGCTTTGCCTTATCATTCGAATGTTATCTCCGAATAAAGACACTAAAAATCACCTCACAATAAATATGGATGGAACATTCCGCACGTTGCTATAGCGATTATAGCACATTATGTACTAAAATACAACACATTCGTAACAGAAAGTTAATCTTTTCTGTATTCACAAAGTCGGAAATGTATTATATAATATCACACAGAAGGAGGTGGTCAGATGACACGGGACAAACAGACAGTCATAGAGAACGGAAAACGTCTACGGCAGCTTCGCGGGATACGGACGAGGACCGGTGTGGCACGCGAAGTCGGAATATCATATGCCGCTCTTGCGTTCTACGAATCCGGAGAGAGAAATCCGTCCGGACATGTGAAGAAAAAGCTTGCGGATTATTATGGTGTTCCGGTTGAACTCATCTTCCAGTAATTTTTTTGGCAGAGAGAAATACAAAAACGATTATCGTAAACGGAGAGAGAATAATGAGAGAAATACAAGACGCATTACTGCGGTTGATCAGAGCAGGACTTGAGGCCAAGCAGTTGCAGGAAAGCTACCTGAACAGTGACCTGAATGACAATGTGCCGTTCTCGATTTACGGCAACATCATTGATGCAATCTACTATCTGGTCGGAGAGAAGACAAGCACATTGGAGGAATCCGTCACATATACTGCCATGACGGTCAAAGGACTGTCGGAAAGCGTCCGGTTGAAGTTGCTTACTGCCTGCTACAACGTCAATCATCCGGCACAGCCCGCACCGACACTCATCGAACGTGAAGAAATGCGTAAGAGAGTTCGTGAAAACGGAGGGTATATGTCTCCCGAAGGTGACTGGAGATGAGACTTGCGGAGATCAAAGCACTGGACAAGGACTTCCTCACCGTCGCAGAGATTGCCGGATGTCTTCGGATGGATCCGCAACTGATACGTGACCAGTGCGAGAAGGACATCAAGTGGCTTGGATTCCCTGCCTGCCGGTGCGGTCACTCGTTCCGGTTTCCAAGAGAAGGGTTCATTGCATGGGCGACAGGACAGACTCCCATGCTGGTATATGAACAGAGTTTGCAGAGGATGGAGGTGAGAGCATGAGAGCAAAGGATTCGAGAAGGATGGAAACGAGAAGACACCAGGCGGAAGCCGGACAGCATTTCCATCCGAGACGGCTGGCAAGGGGTATCGTCCACAGCAGGCTTCAGGCAGCGGAGGTGTACGGTGCGAACAAGGTAAAACCCGGCACGACGCAGAGTCCGTTCGCACGGAACTGGCGGACCGAAGCGGAAAGTTTCGCAAAATGAAGAACCGCCGATGTTGCAGCATCAGACGGTTCAGCAGGTGATACGGTATTTCAACCACATTATAAGGTAAACAAAACAAAAATACAAGGCTGCATACGCAGAGAAAGTGAGAAATATTATGGCACAGGCGAAGAAGGAAATCATCAGCATCATGCCCATCGAAAAGAAGTTGGTCAAGGTTCGCATCGTAGGCGATTCCCCGCTGATCACACACTGCTGGGATGTCAAGGCACAGCGACAGATTCTTGAATCTGAGATGGGAATCAAACGGGTTACCAAGGCCAAGAAGAACCCGTATGAGGATTTCGCTTCCAGTATGTACTGGCTGAATAAGATGCCGGAAGTCATCACAAAGGAAAGCTTGGACGAAGCAATCGAGAAGGACGGTCGGTTCGGATTCCCGCTGACGGCAGTGAAGCAGGCGGCAATCTCAGCTGCGTACAGGATGGGATGGAGCAAGGACAAAATGTCCCTGCGCGGTGCGTTCTTCATCAAGCCGGAAGTGAACGGATACTATACCGGCGATTTGGAAATCTCGGAAGACCAGAAGCAGATTGACATCATCCCGAACGTGTTCCACAACGAGCCGATGATTGAGATTAAGTACGAGAAACTCTCCATGCGCCGTGACATGGTCAAAGTCGGCGTCGGCTCCGCTGACATCCGTTACCGTGCGGAGTTCGACAACTGGTACGCAGACATGACTATCGACTTCAATGCCAACGGCGACAAGAGCATTGACCAGATCATGACGATGATCAATGCGGGCGGGTACATTTGCGGTATCGGAGAGTGGCGTCCGGAACGTGACGGACAGTTCGGAATGTTCCACCTTGACAGATAACATGGACCGGCAGGCAAGGCGAGTCGAGTCCGGGTCTGGTATGGAAAGGCGTGGTCTGGCAAGGCAGGCGAGGCATGTCGGGGCATTTCAAGGCAAGTCGTGGCGGGACAAGGCACGGCAGGCAAGGTGAGTCAAGGCGATGCAAGGCTTGGCATGACAGGGAATGGCAAGGCAAGGCAGGCGAGGTGCGTTGCGGCGAGCCGAGGTCAGGCACGGCATGGACAGGCATGGCAGGCTTGGTAAGTTGCGGTTAGGCAAGGCTTGGCATGGTGAGGCGCGGTCTGGTCCGGCATGGCATGGTACGGTACGGCAAGGCAGGCTGGGTGTGGCTTGGTTTGGCGGGGTACGGTACGGCAAGTCAAGGTATGGCAGGCATGGCGAGGCAGGGAGCGGTTGGGCACGGCTTGGCC